CAAATATACACAAAAATATCAATGCGCAACACTTTTGTAAAAAAAAGACATAAAAAAAGTGCCACCCGTTGGCAGCACCTTTCTTCAATAAACCAAAACAAACAATGTTATGACACTAATTTACATTCTTCTCGACAAATATACGGCTATCAACAATACCACCAACCCCACCAGCCATAAACACCCGCGACGACCGCCCACCTTTGGCTGTATGATTATCTTCTCATAGGGTACTCGTATCGTATCCGCAGGGCACACCACATCAACGTATACCGTTCGGTTAACCGTGTCAACTTTCGTGCGTATGCGCACCCGATCAACGTAGCTTGTAACCGTGTCCACGCTCCACGTGTGCAAGGTATCAACTCTCAACTCAGGACGTACTACGGTTACCGTGTCGTGGATGATCGTAGTACCTTCCAGTAGTATAGACGGGTCTTTGCTAATGGCCTTTCGCAAGTGCCAATCTGCCGAGCAACCACACAACAAAGCAACTAAGGCAATCGACGCGGGCAGTCTGTACATGGGTATGTATTTTTTATCTGTTTAAGCTCCGACCTTAGCACTTCCAATTCAATGTGAAGGCTTTGTATCTCTCGACGCATTCCGTCGCTTATATCGCGCCTGTCGTGGTTTTCTTTGCGTATGTCGGAATTCTCCTTCTTGAGGTTCTCCAACTGCACGCCCACATCACTAAGCATCTTCGTGTATAGTTCACGATACTGCTCCATGATCTGCACCTCGGCTGACTTCATATCGGATTCCCGCTCCGCCTTTATAGTCGCTATCTCCTGCTCCAACTTGGCCAACTCAACCCGCGCTTGGCGACGGCTGAATATCCACGTCGTTGCCGCTGTGGCAAAAGTTGCTACAACTCCGCCCGCCATACCCCACACGCCTACTTCCATCACTATTGCTTTGCCCACCATTTACGCACGTCAAAGCCTGGGCATTGCGTTGCTTGTAAGTCCTTATGCCCTAACACCACCGCATCGGGGTAGCCTAATAACAAGTCCTTGATCAACCTAACCAACGCAGCCTCTTGAGCCGCATTCATCGTATTGCTTCCTGCCTTCTCTCCTGCCTTGAGGCCACCCACATAGGCAATGCCGATGCTGTTCTGGTTGTGCTTTAACACGTGCGCCCCGACCTCGCTATCCTTGCGCCCCTTATGTACGCTTCCATCAAGGTAGATAACGTAATGATACCCGATCTTCTTAAACCCCCTTGCGCGATGCCATTGGTCGATCTCCGCTACCGTTACCTCCCTGTCGTGAGGCGTTGCCGTGTAATGAACTACGATCTTGTTGATACTTCTCATTGATCCACTTGTTAAGTTTGACTAAGTTGTTATGCTTATTCTTGTTCATAATACGTAGTTCAGGTATGGCCTATCTCCAAACCTCCTGTCTTGGTAGTCGCTACCGCCCACCTCATAGCCGCTTACGCTGTACACTTTGCGCTCAGGCTTCACGTGTCCTGCATTGATGTACTCAGGTAGCTGGGTATCGCATAGGAAGCGAATCATCATGGCCGTGTAATGGTGTGCGTTCTGCCTTGCTAAGTCCATCTGGCGGTTGAGGTCGTCTTTGGCGATCGGTACGGCATTGTCTGCCGTGCGAATAACCAAGCCCCCGTTCATGATCTTCACGTGTAGGTTAGGTATCATCTCGACCATCATCCACCACAAGGTTACTTTACGCACGTAGTCATCCATTAAGGTCAGGTAATCTCCCGTGAGCGTGTTGGCTACAATATCCGCCTTGAGCTTAGACATTAGGTTGCTGCCAAGGTATGCAAGCACGTGCTTGTCTTGAGCCAACATAACATGGCTGTTCATGTAGCTCTCCTCTACGCTGCCATTCAAATGACTAAACCGCTTGGCAAAGTCAGGGTTGATGAATAATACTTCTGGTGTCATAGCTTGCCTCTGTTAGGTAAATCAATAGGCCTTGTCGCGGCCGTGTTCCAATCCTTTGACGTGTCCTTAAACGGTACGCCCGCATCACTCGCAGCCGCTTCGCTCACTCGCTTGTCGTTCTCAAGACCTTTGTTAGGCAGGAACTTGCCGCCCTCCCGCTTGCGAACGTACACCTGACGCACCCAACGGTGATGGCAATATGCACCACCCTTGTATAGCCAGATTGAATAACTGCTTTCCCCCTTCGGGCTGAACTGCGTGTTAACTTGACCGTCCATCGACTCAATATCTTCAAAGCGGTAGATAACCCCCTGCTTGCTATTCTGAACCATGTTGCGGCAAAACAACCGCGATTCATTGCTCAGGTTCTGCGAGTAGCGGTAACGGATCTTATACAAACCCGTGTCGATCGCTGACTTCATGTCTGGGTCTGCGAAGCGACGGAACAACTTTACCTTACCAATGTGGTATTGATACTCATTGGCAGGGTCTTCAACCTCCGATTCTTCAACAAGCTCCCACTCATCACCTATCTTCTCGCCTACCGTCTCAAGGTAGTTGAGCCATGCAAGACTTTGTTCGTCGCTAATATTGGCCGCACTTAGCTTAACCCCTACTTGAACGTCATTGCCAATGCCTGACCACCGTAGCACCGTGATGAGGTGATCGTTGATAATTGATCGGTACGGCTGCAATACATTCTTGTTGAATATCACTTGAGCCTCGGCCAACTCCTGCGACGTGCCTAACTGACCCGCTGTCTTCACACCGAACAAAGCGGGACTGGTTACCCGATGGCCGATCATTATCTTGTCCGTAGATTCCGTGCTTACGAATTGAAACTGCTCCGATGCGTTGTTCACATCAAAGGGCTTCACGTCGGGCGCGGTGTCCGCCCCATCGCTGAAGGTCATAAAGAACTTACCCGCATTACGCGCCCCCGTCAACTGTCGTTCAAGGTCGCGTCGGATCTCATCGCGCTCCGTCTTAGGTGGTATGCCGTTCTTGAAGTGAATCGAAAAGCCAGGGGTCATGCCGTTCTGCAAGTTGTTGTTGTGGAAGATGCTCACTTGCTTGTCAACCTCAACCCAGTTGATCGCTCCGATGTAGTCGGGCTTCGGGTAGTACATTGAACCAACCGTGAACGGCTTGCAATAGATGATCTGCACTTCTTCGCTGTTAAGCGGATTGAAGATAGGCCAATCGGTTATCTTGTGTAGGTTGCGCTGCGACCAGTCAATGCAATGGAACATCCTTGTGATGTTGCCATCTTCATCCATCTGCCCCGCCCGCCATTGCTCAAACGGGCTATGGTTAACGCTCAATATCTTGTTGCCCTCGCTATTCCACACCACCTCCCAGATGAAGCCGCCTTGTAGCTTTAAGTCGAGGCAGGTCTTGCGTAGTTCGTCGTCGAACTTGTTACTCACTACCCACTCTTGGATCGCTTCATCGCCTTGCACCCCATCACCATAAATCATGGTAGCGATGCTAATTACAAGTGCGTGGTGAACGGGGCTGCTATTGTAGAGGTCAATGAGGTACTGCGGATAAAGGTTGTCCTTGCCGTAGTACACATACTCTTGCCCCTGCTGCACGTACTCCCGATAACTTGTCTCGGCATACGCGCTCAACTTTACAACGTCAATCTTACTCATAGTAAACAATGTTATCTGGTATTGACGGGTTGTCTGTATCGTAATATATCTCCGATGTCATCACTTGAAGCACACCCAATTCCACCCTGCCAACGGTCAACGTCGGGTCAAGGTTGGTGGTGCTATTCTGCCCATACACGCGATACCAATATTGCCCCGTCTCGGTTAACAATACGTTTCCGCTCAATGGTGCTGCTATGTTAGTCGCTATCGTGATCTCGGTGTAACGGTCATTCTCCACCACCACATTGGCGATGAAGTAGTGCATCTCCCTGCTCATCACATTTTCCAACTCAACAAGGTAGTGAGTGAACGCAGGAAGGTCTCGCCTGTTTTCGTACAACGTAAGAAAGACCGTCTGAGCTGTGCTGTTGGGTGCGAGTTGAATCATGTCGTAAAGTTAAAAAAAAGGGGAGGATTAAAGCCCTCCCCCTTGTTGTTGTATTACCCGATGCCCCCGCTTAGTATGCAGGGTCGATCACCACCGTGCCTGTCAATAGACCTACGGCTGTTGCATCGTTGAGCGCAAATGATAACAACGGTGCTGGCTCGCGCTCTTCTGCTGTCCAGTTGTTCTCATATCCGTTTAGGTCGCCCTTAGCCGTGCCCGTCTTAACACCACCACCTGACACCTCAGCCCCGTAACGGAAGCCCATCACGTGCCAGTTGTCGTTGTTGTCGTGAACAATGATCACGAGGCGGTTCTTCATGGCATTGTGTAGCTCCTCATTCACCAAGGCTTCAATCTTATTCATATTGAAGGCCAAGGCCTGTGAAAAGAACACCGTGCCATTCTCCATCGATGCTGTTACCGTTTGATCGAAAACCCCTGAATTGCGGTTAATCTCCCAACGATAAAAGGTTGTGTTGCTCAATATATCGTTCACCTCTCCGCCTACCAAGGCATCGAACTCAACGGCACTTGCTACGCACCACAATATCTCCTTTACCCCGCCTATCGCGTCCTTACACGACAATAGACGGCCTTGCGTTAAATCACAACTCATAGCTATGTGTTATGATGTGCGACGCACGATTGATACATCTTCTGGGCTGCTGATCGCACACCCGCCTGTGAAGCGCATTGCCACACGAACGTTGTCGCTCGCATCGGTCTGGGTCATGTCAACTACAACCGCTTGGTTGAAGTCCGACGTGAGGTCAGTTCCGAAGTGAAGGTTGTCAACATAGGTCAAAAGCAAGCAATCATTTGCGAAGCCCGCAGGCGTGATGATCGGGTAGCCTAAGAACTGCGTCGGGCGGGGGTCGCCTACGAATGTTGGCGAGTAGCCTCCAGACGTTACCGCAAGACCAGCCATTGCACGCTGCAACAAGAACAAAGACTTCTTGCTCATGTAGATAACCGAGTTGCTCGCGTTCTGAACCGTGTCAGGTGCGTTACCAACCAAGTCGTCGAGGTGAGTCAAGATACCAGTTGTACCGTTTGCGTCAGGCGTGAACGCACCTGCAACCAACTCTTCGTTACCAATCAATGCGGTTTGGATAACCGCTTGGCGAAGTAGGCCAGGGAAGAAAGCAACTGAGTTACCTCCAGTAGTACCAGAGTTCGTGCTGTTGAAGTTACCCTGCCAGATCGCACGCTCTACACCTTCCTGCACCTTTGATGCGAGGTAAAGCAACAAGAACGACTGGAAGTCCGATGGCATGGTGTCATTGATGAAACCACGGCCTGTTGCCATTGCATCCCAATCGTCGCGGAACTGCTCTTTACAGAACTGCTCGTTAACCATCAAGCGCGAAGGCTCTAAGATGATCTCGGTGAGGTCAAGATTTGCAGTTTCTGGCACGACGAAGTCGCACGCGAAGTCTTGAATTACATCACCCGACAACTTCTTCAACACCAAGCGGTGCTTTACGTTTTCGTGTAGTGTTACGTAGCGATTAACTACGGAGTCCGCTGACAAGATTAAGGCAGCGACGTACGGTTTTGCAAGCTCCCCTGCGTACGTACTTGATACAATATCCAATGATGGCATAATTAAAACTGATTAAAGATCGCGAACGCTCGCTCTCGTGGGTTTAACTTACTTAACTCTACTTTCTCGGCTTTCGGCTGCGGTGCTTTCGCTGGTCGCTTTGCCTGTGCCAACTTCAATGCGTTGATCTCAGCATCTTTCGATTTGATCTGCTCGGTGAATGATGCCTTGAAGGTGTTCATGGCTGACTTCATTTGCTCAAGCTCCTGCTTGATCGCGGCCAGTTCATCTTCTTTCTTTTCGTCGCCCGCTGCTGTCTCTTCTTCTACCTCTTCGGCAGAAGGCTCAACGATCGACTCAAGCAAACCTTCCTTAACGACAATCATAATGCCGTTATCGAGTTCGTACTCACCGTCTGGAACGGGTACAAGCTCACCGTCTTCGTTCTTTACAGCAACGTCAACGCCAACCGCCCACGATTCGGCAGTTGAGTAAATCATTGTGCCGTCGGCTAAAGTGCCCTCGGCCAACTTCATGTCTTTTTTGTCTTCTTCTTCCAACTTTATGTTGTACTTGGCGAAGATCTTGGCCACGCTATCTAATACGCTCATGATGATGATATTTAGTATAATAACTACTTTGATTATTCGAGTCCAAAAATGTCCATTAAAAAGTCGTGCGCGATCATGGCTACCCCTTCATCGTCTTGCTCGTTTACGATCTTCTCAGACCACCGTAAAGCCGCCTCACCGCCCCACAATAGGTAGGAGATAGTACCGCAGGCTTTTGTGTCCTTTGGGTCGTAATACTCACTCGCCCGTGATAGGTAGCTGTACATCCGCTTTACGGTCTCATAACTGATAGGCTCGCCCTTGGCTAACTGCTGCGCTCGCACCTTGCCCACCTGAGTAGCGCACTTGTTGCCGTTCTCTTCGTTGAGTTCGATGCCGCGTTGAGCGTTTGCCTTCACCGCATCGGGGTAATCCGTGTAGCTTTCCATCTCAATCCGCTTTCCGTTCTTGTGGCGGTTGTCTGTCTTGATGTTAGCCTTGTCAAGCCAGATGCGTGAAGCAAACTCACCCTCAATACTGAACCCCTTCACCTTGCCTGTTTTCACATAGTCATCCCAGAACTGCTTGTCTTCGACCTGCATCGCTACCATCCACGTACCGATGGGCGGGTTTAGCCCCAACGCATAAGCCTTGTCTCGGTCATCAATCACAAGCCAACTCTCAACCACCGTATTGCCGTTTAGCTTCTCATCGTGCTGCAAGTTGGTGTTACCAAGTAACCCGTGCCGCATGAATCGGTATGCCGTCTTTTCGATCGTATCCTTTGAGAAGTGAATGTAATACTCCTCGCCTTCGCTGTTACGTCGGTAGATGGGTTTAAGAGGCACTAAGGCCGCCCCAATGAGTAGTTGCTTGTCTTGGTCTGCAAGTTGTAACCTCACATCTCCATTTAACGCGATCCAGTTCTCTTCGATCGCTGGGGCATCGACAAGGCTAATAAGGTCGACACCGTGGTAGTCTTCATCTACCATTACCATTTCTATTATTCTCATAATCGTGATTGATCTTGTATAAGTTGAACTCCTTGCTGTTGGCTGCTTACGTTCTGAGCAACCACATACGCTTGTATTGCTGTTTGATTTGCACCCTGTGTAAGGCTGCTGAGGTCGATGGCGGGTATTGAGCCACCGCCACCGCTTGCACCGCTATCGCCACCTATTGAAGGCGGGGCGGTTGTTGACGTGTCGGGGCTGTTGTACTTCGTCCTCGCGATCTTAGCGATATTCAATCCGCCTTGTGCAGCCACGATGCCCGCCTCAATAAACTGCCGTCCCGTTGCTAACTTGATCGGGTTACCTCCTGCCGTAAGTGCTGCCGTTACACCTAACGCGGTCTGTACCGTTGCTGTGGCTAACGATGCCGCCTTGTTGATGTTGAAGTCTCGTCGGCTCTGTGCTTCATTCAGTTGCGTAGCCTGTTGTATCAATGAAAATATCGCCAACGTCGAGTCATAGGTGAATTGCACCTTAGCATCCTGCAATGCCTTTTCGTCTGCTAATCTTTTGTCGGCAAACTCCTTTTCCACAGCCGCGATCGCTTGCTCCTGTGATGCAATTAACTGTTGGTACTCCGCACTTCCAACTTGCGCTATCTCAAGTAATTTATGCCACTTTTCCCGTTCCTTCTCAACGGCTAACTGCTCCTCAGTAGCCCTGAACTCAAACAACGCTTCTTGTATTGTCTCCTCATTGGCAAGTATCTTTTGCCGCTCGGCATCTGCTTTGTCGTCTTTTTCTTTTTGCGCTGCGTCTGCAAGGGCTTGATACTTCGTCGTGATGGCTAACTTCTGTGCTTCGTAGGCCTCATCGATCGCTGTTGTGTCTTGCCTGTTCTTTTTGGCCAACGCAATCATCTCATCGTACTTCTTCTGCACCGCTGCGACCTCTTTTTCCTGCTCGGTGGCGAAGGTCTGGAAGGTGAAGTCCGCTAATACAGCCAACTCTTCTTCCCGCTTCTTTGCCGCTTCAATCCGCTTTTGTGTCAACGCTTCCTGCTCGGCTGCGATCTGTGCGTTGAACCCTGATAACTGACTCACCATGCGCCTCGATCCCTCAAGCGATGCCGTTTCCAATCCGATCAACTTTGCTTTCAGCTCGGCTTCCTTTTGGTAGTCCTCTCGCATGGAATTGCTAAGGCTCATGCGCTCCTGCTGTATTCTCAACTCCTCAGCCGCTAATGCCACGGCCGCTTGCATATTGGCTTGCTCTATCTCCAGCGACTTTTCGAGCGCGATGCGTCGCTCATCTATGCTCTTAGTTACATCTGCCGCAATTAACCTATTACGAGCAATTTCACGGCTGTTCTCAGCCTGTACAACGGTATTAGCTATCGTTGCGTCTTTTAATGCGTTCTCGGCTTGTGCAAGGTCATATGCCGCTTTAGCAGCCTCAGCCATCTCACCACCTAACTCCCGCATCTTGCCGATGGCGTCCTCTACACCCGTGCTGGTCTTTATCAGAGCGTTGCCGTAATCCTCCAGTCCTGCCGTTAGTTCATCCCAATCAAGCGTAAATGCAGCCTTAAGGGTGCGCCCTAATGCCCTTGCTTGGTCTATGATGCCCTCGAAGCGGTTAACGATGTTGTCCTTGATCAATTCCCACAAGTCCTTAATCGCTTGCTGTGGGTTTTCAAAAGCCGCGATCAGCCATTGACCCAAGCCCGCTACAATGTCGCTGAGTTTATCAAGCACCGTTCCGAGTGCCGCGCTTCCTGCCTTGAACGCATCTTGCACACCCTGTATACGTTGGAACGCTGCGAACAACGCACCCGCTGCCACAACCAATGCACCAATGCCAGTACTGATAAGTGCCGACTTGAATAGCTGTAACCCTACAATTCCACTTTGGATCGCCTTAAGTCCACCAGCCATGCCGCTAACAAGGCCACCCGTAAACCTGTCTGCCGCGCCCCTTAGTCCTGTGAATTGCTGTTGTACATCTTTTGCCCCTGATTCAACTTCCTTTTGCTTGCTCTTGACCTTGTCAAGGCCTTGCTCTACCTTTCCCGTTTGAGCATCGTACTCTAAGATGATTTGCTTCTTCATGTCAATATAACTATTAACCAGATGAATGCTGCAAGTATTGCCAAGTACCACCCCATCATTAGCACGATGTCAAGCACGCTATGCCAGATAGGCCACCGCTTACGCTTACCCTCCCTTATTAACTTCTGAATCGCTTGGCCTATAAAGTCGCCATCGTATATCTCACTACGCATATTATTCTTGTTGGTTCTGTGTTAGCTCTATTTGTATTTGTGAGCAATACCCTGTGCTGTGCTGTGTCGGTTGTCGTGTCAATCGTGCAGGTCATTACCCCGCCAAATGCACCACGTTGGAAGTCGGGAGCAAACGCTCCGACGCTATAACTTCCTGCCAGCGGGTACTTAGTCCATAGGTCATTGAACTCCAATACCTCGTTGATGATCTCTGCAGGAGGTAGTAGGTCTTCGTATGCAATACCGAAGATCATGTGTACCGTTAAGCTGGTGTCAACGGGCAACACGATACGTTCATTCAGTATGCCGTTAACGAACAACTCCACCGTGTCGCCAAGGTCGAAGTCTCCGTTGTATATCATCATAAATTGCCCGTGCTGGGCGTATCCTTGTATTGAGTAGAAGGCATCGTAGTTCCAACCGCCCCCGAAGTGCTGCCCTTGCATGAAGGCATTAACCCCTACACCCATCGCTGCGATGTCGGCTTGTGCGCCCGTGGTGATGCTATCACCTAACGCAATATGCCTATCTCCCCCAATGGTGATCGACCTGCCAACGGCCAACGCATTGTAGAACGATGCTTGTATCTCTTGACCCACCAATAGACTCAACCCGCTTCCGTTGCTGTTTACGCTGCTCAAATTGCTTGTTGGTAGTGCTGGCGTGTTCGGCTGTACACCTGCTCCGATTATCGAATTGAAGCACGCGCCATCTGACCACACGTAGCCAAATGCCTCGCAACAGAATTGATTAGCGGGGGCTGGTGATCCGTCGGGCTGCTCGAAGTTGATTGAGCCATCCAAGTTGGCCGACACGGGAATAATGCTGCAAGCACTTATCGGGCTTAACACCTTGATCAACTTTACCTTGCTCGTGTCGTTGCTGTTGGGTGAGTAGTCAATACTCAACACCCTCCAGTACGAGTCCTTAATGAATATCTGATCGTTGAACCTGAATGACGATAAATCGACCGCGCTTAAGTAGAAGTTAGCCTCCATGATGCGAGCCGATGCGCTGTACAACTGATCAACATATGCCCTCCAGTAGGTGTTATATAGGTTGTTGAATGGGTTGCTGTTGATCGGGTGTAATGGCTGCTCCGCACCGAAGTTCAAATCTTCTCCTGAGAACGAAGGCACGGGCGCATTGTAATGACCAAAGTAAGGCATCCCCGACAGGGTTACTATCGTGTTGCCCGACTCATCATACCTCGGCAGGGGTGTCGTCGGATATGTGCCGCCCCATATAACCACCTTGCACAATGGCTTGCTGACTATTGCACCGCTATCGGTGTAGCTCTTGTGAATCAAGATATTTGTACCCGTGATCGCGTTGACGGGGTACGCACCGAACTTGCACTCAATCTTCTTGTCGCCTACCGCAAAGTCATTGTCTGCTTCCTCAATGAGGTAGCGACCATACACCCGCCCTGCGGTCTTCACGTAGGCTTGGTTTAGTATGTCTCCGTCAGCGGCATAAGTCCATTGGTAGTTCTTGCTCTGCAAGTCCGTCGTGGGGTATATCACTATATCGCTCGACGTATCTAACTCCTCAGTCCAATCCTTCACCGTGCCGCCCGCTACGTAATCGTTGAACGGCTCAACATTGATTATGGTCGGGTCGTTAGGGTCGGGTACGAAGACAAGATTGAACATGGTCTGCAATGACCGCAGGAAATCCATCTGCTTCATGTCGGGGGCGTTGTTGCTCACGATGCAGTTCTGGCCGTAAAGAGGTGCGGCTGTTGGTGCTAAAGTCCAAAACGTACCACCCCCCTGTGGCGAGGTGCTGAACGCAGCTTCAACCGTCCATTGGTCTGTTGGTGAACCCGTGAATAATAGCGTTATATCATAGTCCTGTGGTGTCAGCTCAACCGATGTGTTTACCGCAATAAATTGCGTTCCAAAGCCAAGTATCTGGGGTGTACTCTGCCAAATGGTAACGCCATCACTAACCCTCCTTAGCCTAACATTGACCCAAGTAACACCCGCTGCCGCGCTTGTAATTGTTGCGCCAACGGCAAAGGCATAATTACCACCAAAGGGTGCGGTGAATCGACCGTTAGCGGGGTTGAACACTCCCGCTACATCGTAGAATGGTGATGTACTATCGTTCCAGTTAGTCAAGGCATAAACGCCACCACCTGTGAATACGTTGTCTGCACTTATTCCAGCCGTGAACTGCAACTCCTCAAGCGTGCCCTCTGGTACTATGTAATTTTTGCCGTTGTGGTACGGTACGTAGTAGTCTGCCTCGGCATTGAAGAAAGCCGACACCATCGTGAAGCCGTTCTGATCAAAGATCTCATTAAGCAGGTATCGAAGCCTTACAAATGGCGTGAAGTTACCCGTGTATAACGGGTTGTCATTAGTGATCGCGTTGCCGTTGCCTTGGTTAGCCCATACGCTCCCTTTGTCAATTAGACCGTATCTGATGTTGCCAGAAAATAGCAACCCGAAAAGGCTTGCCCCCACGTTAAGCCATGACACCACATGGTCAAGTGCTGACAAGTCAATATCGCGCAACTTCTTCTCGCCTATCGTGCGGCTAAGGTTGACGGCCTCGCCAAAGAACACAATCTCGTACTCGTCATGCTGACCGTCGATGATGTACGCCTTTTTGAACTGCACGTGCCCCCGCATAACGGGTAAGGTGTCAACGCTAATGATAGCACTAACTTTTACCTTGGGATTGAACACCACATCATTCGGGCTTGCCATGTCGCCAAAGACCGCATAGTTGTTTGCCGTGGCAGGGATGCGAAAGGTCTGACTGAATGAACCAGTAGACGACTGAATGTTGTTGACGTCCGTGAACTGATACTTGAGGTTGATCGGGTCGGAATCGTACAAGTCGATGTTCTGCCCGTCGATTATTAGTTGTGTCATAGTTCCTGCTGTGCTATCTCAATGTCGAATGATACCGTCTTCACCCTGCTCATGAACTGCGTCTGCGTGTAGCTCGATGTCTTGATCTTGCACGGTAGCCACTCCCCGTTGTAGTTGGTTAGTATGGTCTGGCTTCGCAGCACGTTTGCAAGTAGATCTTGCTCCTCAGTAGTGATCGCATCCGTGCGTATCGTGCGGGTTAATGTCTTACTGATGTAGTACGTGTCCTTGCTTCGGTCGTAGGTCTGAAAGCCAAAGGAAGTGCCGCTATAAGTTCCCATCAACTTCTGATAATCTTTGCCGCTGGTATCGGTCTTGAAGTCCGTGCGGCCGTCGAACCTAAACATATCCCATCCGCCTACTTGGTTTTGCCACATCAACCAACTCGCCTCATGCTTACATGGGGATGCGGTGTTAATGACGCGAAGCGGTAGGCTCATAGCCGCAAGACCTACGCTGATCAATATCAACTCGTAATATGTCCACGTTACGCTGCTTGGGGCTACCGTGAACGGGCTATCTGCATCACCGATGTTGGCAGGAAGCACTCCCATGTACGCGAGCTTATTGGCCGTTACCGTCGAGCTGGGTAGCCCTATGCCATTGGTGGTGTTAATGCCGATGTCCTGAGTAGCAACAAGCCCGACGTTGTCGTAGATGCTGTACCGCACCCCCCATGCGTTTGACGTAATTATACCAGTTGAGTCGTTGATAAAGCACATTGTGCCGTAGTCAAAGTCTCCTGCGTTAATCTCAATCCCTGCACCGTAGATGTTGTTTGCATTCTTGCGATCTGTAAGCCATCCGATCTTATTGCTTGCCGTTGGTTGAAACTCGTTGTAAGGGTAGTTTAACCCTAAACGGTACTGCGTCGCCCCATCAATAGCGTGGAAGGTATCCTTCGCTAAGGCGAGGTATTCAACGCCACCGAAGTACTCGCCTATCTCCACATCGAACTTGCCTATACCCGTCTTCGCAGGGCTGAATATCTCATTGGCGGCCTGTGGCAACTCATGAATGATGCCAAGTGCGCTGCGGGCGTCTAACCGCACGAAGCGATCAATCACCGTTGACGCATCGAACATGAGCCTGTTGGCGGGGTTGGCGGGCACGTAGTACTTACCCAAGGTCGTAGCCCCTTGCTTCACCACCACGATGAATTGAAAGTCGGGCTGTGCTACGTTGGTAGAAGTCGCTACATACATGATGACCGAACGCTTCATCATTAAGTTGTTCGGGCTTTGGGTTATTGTGATAGCCATGTTATTGAGTCTTTTGCCATAGCATCCGCCAAGGCTTGTTCATGTTTAGGGTATACGCGATCTGCTGCTTCTTGGAAGTACGGCACGGGCGGGATGCCATTTTTAGCAATACCCCGCGAAATAAGGAAAGCCGCGTTGTTGAAGTTGGCCTCGGTGTTGGGTATGAACTGCCCATCTTTGTCTCGCAACCTCACGGGCTTAACCCGCATCCATTGCTTGACTGCATCGATGTTGACAAAGCGACCGCGAAATGAATAGGGGCTTCCGAACTGCACCTCAGTGCCGTTCACCCCCTCATGGATAAAGGAGGCATACCGCCCCCCTACACCCTTCGCACCCAGTTCAATCCTGTACGCTTCACGTCTCTTCATCACTTGGTAGAATAGGCTATTGCCCAAAGTGCCGCTTGCCGTTCGTCTGACCTTGCGGCCTCGTATCGTTCGCGTTACCTTGAGTTGGCCTTGTGCGTACTCCACCAAGTCAGCACCAAACGCCTGTAATGCTTTATTTGTCTCGATCTGATCTTTCATCGAGCCATGCTTCAATAGCGAGTATAACGTTGGCTTCCGTTAATGATGTCAACTCAAGGTCGATGTCTATTAACTGCATCTTGCCATCTTCGTCGTGAACGAAAAGAAAGACCTTCACCGTTGGTTCATGGTAGTAAAAGGACAAGCCCTCGACACGCCATGTTGGCCTGTTGTAAACTGCTCCCCCGTGGGTGAAGCTTCCGCTGAATTTATGTTCTACTCTCATATCAATTTTAATAATGTCGTCTAATTGGGAACACGTTGGCAAGTGTGTGAAAAAACCCAGCGTTCACGGCCTTGGTTAACGCTTGAATAGTAATCGCGTTGCCACTATCGTAAAGGGAATTGAAGTTTAGCGAGTTGGCGTTTTCTCCCGTCACGAATAGAACGCGGTTGTCCGTTTGCCCTGCGATTTCGCCTGGTGCGCGTGAGGTGATGAAGAAGTTTGCCGCCCAATTTTCAAAGATGTTCGCCTTGTTGATGTGCGGACGCAGCGTACAACAGTCAAGCGGCTTCCAATCGGTAAACCCCGCAAGGTTCAATAATGGTATAGCCGTCATCCAGTCTTCCCATGACTTGCCAACTGCGGTGTTGGTCATGTTGTAGTCGCCTGAGTCCACGACGTACTTCACCATATACCCGTCGCCTGTCAAGTGGTCGATGACGTAGTAAGGCTCTGCACCTAACCATGAATGCCCTACCCAGTTGACATGAGCGTATAGGTCTGACCCAACCGTTGCGTCGCTAGGCCTTCCGAGTGAATCTGTAAACCGTAGCTTGTTGCCGAACGCGTTGTTGTGCTTTAAGACCGTGTGAATGACTGAATCCGTCAGAGAAGTTCCCGTTGCCGCCACGCCCCGAACGTCAGCCTGTGTTGCTGCTGAGTCGATCTCGGCATAACTAACAGGGTAAACAGGGTTTACTCGATCGTACCACCCCGAAATGAATAACGCTCGGCTGTCGTTAACTGAAGTAAACAACGGCAACATTGACATAGGCGCGACCGCCTTGTATGCAATGCCCGACGGTGCAGGAGGTGGCGGTAACACTACCGTTATCTCTGTAACACCGCTGACTGTTGCCGCAGACAATATATCTGCATTGGTTACCTTGACCGTGTTGCGATATGGCAGTTGCGCGACCTGTGTGTTATCCTGCTGCCTGATGCGTTGATCGCCTGTGTTAACAACTCCACCTAACGGGTAGCTGCTGATCGTAGTTAAGGTGATAACGTCATCCGTTGACTTCACCGCTATAGGTTGAAACCCGCAATCGGTATCAATGATCATCTCGCCCGACAATGGGTCGACTACTACACTATCAATCGTTGATCCTGTTACAACTATTCTTGTCGGCTGTGGAAACGTGCCAAAGATGTCCACCACATCTTCAACCTCAATATCGTTCAAGGTTACTACGGGTTGGAAGTAGCTTAACTGACGGAAGATAACCCCATCGGTATTCACGATGTCCTGTGCGAACGTCGAAGGTGTTACCCCCGTGATCGGTGCATTGCATGAATCCTTTGTCCACGGTATGTCAATACCGAGCGACAAGATAACCCCGCTGAGTAGGTTGGTGGTGGTGTCAATCGCGGGCAATATGCTTGCGTTAACCACATTCACAAAGTCAGGAAAGACGAAGATGTTACCCCCCAATTCGATGTCGGCTAATATGTCCTCTGCCACCTGCTTGCAATCGCTCACCACCTCGGTCTGGTTCTCAAGGCGCGTCTCCTTGTTCAATGGCAAGTCCAAGATATACACCTCGAAGTTGAGTGTCTCCGTGCCTTCAGCATATTGGCTACCCGTGTAAAGTAAAAAGAGCAACGGGTACTCTTCAAACTTCTCGTTCGTCATTTCGGGTTGCTCCCCGTGTACGAAGGTCTTTAAGAAGTAATGGTTGTCGGTGAACCGTCGGAACATCTCCACCATGTTATTGTATGTCATCGCTTCAACTTGCTTAAATCGTTATTATATGCCAACTGCATCAACACCCTCGTTATCGGGTACTCGATGATCGTGTCGAGCTTGGTAATGTCTTGACCAGCCATTTCCATAAGTACGTGATACCATCCCCACTTGTCTGTGAAAGCGTGTCCTTCGCCCTCCCCAGCAAAGATCGACGCGAAGTCGTTGTGGAGCTGTTTAAGATAGCCGAAAAAAAAACCAGTAAGCCGTAATAATGGGCTGCACTTGCGTTCTTGAATATCTCGTGATGCTTAGTGCCGTTGTAAGGCTCGACCTCGTAATGCTTGCCCATCTCGCGGGTGATCCGTCGGTACAATACCGCCATGATCTTGCTTGCGTTGGCGGTGGTGTCCTTTTGGTATTCAATGATGTCAAGGTACTCCTTGGTCTTGAACTCAGTCCAATCGGTTACAAACCCATACCGCTTGCCGTCAATCTCAATGATGTTGTTGAACAACTGCTCAGGGTTAGCCAGTACCCCCCTCATGTGCTTCGCCCCTTCTTCAACCAACAAGATCGGCATATCGAGCACCTCCATGACTGAATAGCCACCATACACGTTGAGCGTCTGCACATCGTCAAGTTCACGGCTGCCGTGCTGCATGATCTGGCCTACGGTGATGTCCTTAAATGATTGAGGTAGTTGCAACTTCATACATCTATAACTTTAACCTACCGCATACTTGCCGTGGTTGGGTTTCATTAGCTTAAACATAACGGCATAGCGTGCCGCATCAATGATGTGATTATTATCATCCACGGGTACGCTTTTGCCCTTGTCAGCCCATCTGTACAAAGATAGTTCTTTCTTTAGGTTAGCCCCGCTAATGATCATCTGGTAATCGTTCATCAACACGATGCCCTCCACTATGGTAACCTTCTTCGCCCCCTGTATATTGAGTCCTTTGCTCTTGAGTTCTGCAATGAGTCGAGGCTCGGCACTATCTGCAATAATTAGGCTATCACCACACACCCGCTTGCACACCTCCGCGATCTCGCTTGTACGCATCCCCGTCTGGTATAGCTCCTCTTGTAGGTAGATTGTCTTGCCATTCTTGTCGATGTCTACCTTGACCAATGCCGTTGGGTCTTGGCTGTAACCAAAGTCCATACCGTACCAATGGTCGATGCCTTCAAACGCTCCCTCAGTCCAGTTCTCGAACACCGCCCCTTCTGCGTTGGCTCGTTTACCTTCACCGTAGATTGACCACCAATACTTGTTCTCCTTACGGCTTTCGATGTCTGCTACTTGATCTGCTGTTAAGTGCGGGTTGTCCTTGTAGGTGGTGATCAATGGCGGGTACTCCAGTAGGTAGCGATCAAGCCAATGCTCCGCCCCTAATGCGGGGTTGAAGTCGCAAATGATGCGGTGTCGTGTACGCGGGAATAGTTGATCTATAACGGCTTCGTCTGCAAGTTGGGCTTCATTAACCCAAAGTATATCGCGGCTCTTGCCGTGTACCTTGCCGTGGTCATCTGAGCCAAAGTAGTTGATCGCATTGCCGTTGAGCGTGTATATTGAATCGCTCTTGTTATGGTCGTAGGGGTTGTATAACCCGAACTCAATAAGCCTGTTCTGGAAGTCCTTCCATGCCGTTGCCTTTAGTGCCTTGTACGTCTCCCGCGTGATGTCGATCTCCATGCCCTTATGCTTCATGCATAGGTGAATAAAGTAGTCGATGATGGCAAAGGTCTTGCCGCTGCGCGTGCTGCCCTGTAAGAGCGTGATGCGTTGCTTTTGTACTTGATCTTTTAAGTATGCGTAGTTTGGGTTTACCGCATCCATTCTGGCAGGCTCTTGATGTCAGGGGTTACTACCTCTACTTTTTGAGCAACCTTGCCATCTGCACTATCCATTAACGCGTTGAAGGCTTGCGTGCTACCCTCGCGGGCTGCTTTGATCTGTGCAAGCACGATGATGTCTTGCTGCTCCAATACCTCCGTCTCGCCCGTGATGGGGTTCTTAACCGACTGCGACACCTCCAGCCATTGCCTAACTACCGTGGCACGGTTACGCCTTCCTTTAGGCCTTCCGTTGGGGTTTCCGCTTTGACCTTTTGGAAACTTATGTGGCTCTATGTTTTCAGGCTTCGGCATCGCTGTTCTGTCGCTGTTGTGTATTAGTTGCTAAATCGTAGGCCTTTCTTCTGCTTGCTGTATTTTTATTGTATGTGTAGCAGAATCCATTTTCACCATTTTTGTAACCTTCCTTGCCGTTTTTATGGCATAACAAAATCCTCTCCATTTCGTTTGATTTTGAGGTCTGGGTTTGCCTTGTGCATTCGCATTAAAATGACATCGCAGTACTTCGGGTCATATTCAATAATTCGGCTCTTTCTTTTCAATTGATCACAGGCCATCATCGTTGTTCCGCTCCCACCGAAGGGGTCGATGACTACATCTCCCTTCTTTGATGAGTTTTGTATTTGATAGGCAAATAATCCAACAGGCTTCATTGTAGGGTGTTCTCCGTTTCTTGTAGGCCTATCCCATTCTATCACCGTTGTTTGCTTTCTATCTCCATACCAAGAATGGGACGCTCCTGCAAGCCATCCGTAAAGACAAGGCTCGTGCTTCCACTGATAATCCTGCCGACCCATGACCATTGTGTTTTTTACCCATATCAATTGCTGCTTTAGAAGCCATCCAGCGTCTACCATGGCCTTTCCGAAGTTTATTATTTCAGAAGATGCATGCCATACGTATATTGCCCCTCCTTTTTTTACAGCGGTGGTGAGCCCAGTATAAAAATCATAAAGAAACTTGTAAAAATCATCATTGCTCATCGAGTCGTTTTCAATCGTTAAAGCCTCTTTCGTCTTACCCTCGTATGCCACATTATAGGGAGGGTCAGTGATCACCATGTCCGCCATCTCTCCCTGCATAAGTTTAACAAAGCTGTCAACTTGAGTGCTGTCACCACATAAGAGCCTATGGTCTCCAATTTCGTATAGGTCGCCCAAAACAGTTATCGGATTTTCAGGGGGGGCTTCATTAAAATCATCCTCTTCGGCTTCTAATACTTCAGAATCAATCCCAAGAACATCAAGCCCCCAGTCCGAAAGCTCATCTACATCCCATTCGTTTGCCAACTGCTCCCAATCCCAGTCACCGAAACCGACGTTATCCTTTATGATGAACTCCCGCTGTTGATCTTCTGTCAGGTCGTCGGCCTTGATGATGGGTACTTCTTTAAGCCCCGCTTCCTTGCACGCCTTTAAGCGCATATTACCTCCCAATACCACCATATCACCATTGACCACAATAGGCCGCAGGTTGAGCATCTCAGGAAAGTCCTTGATCGACTGTACGAGCTTCTTAAACTTGTCGTCTTTAATGATACGCGGGTTGTTAGGATTGGCCTTTACCTCGCTTATTTTGGCTTTTGTAATCATCAATGATACCAGTATCTCGTTACTCCGTTGTCGTCTACTATCTCCACCCACCATGACTTAAGTGGGCAATCTTCAAACGTGCCGCCCGTCTCGTCAAAGACCGTAGGCTTCACCACCGCAAAGTATGCGTTGGGGTATGTCGCTGGCCATCCAGATGAAGCGACGAAGTCCACCACGATGTCGCAGTAGTTTAACTCTGGCGGGGTATTACCAAACCCACCCATGTATGTCAGAAGGTCTCCTATATCGACAAGCCCAGGATCGAAGTCGTAAATGAAAGGCGATTGTTGCCCGTAGGCCGTAAGTATCTTGATTAGGTCGGAAGCGTCGATGTAAAAACTATTTACTCCGTTGGCCTCTGAGCGATACATCTTGTAATCCGTTCCACACTCGCACATGGATTGGGCGGTGGTTGTGCTTGATGCAACGCAAATAAGCAGGGCTATCAATGTCCTCATTTGTTTTCCATTGATGATTTAACCTCGTCCAGTATTGCGTTGATGCACTTGCCGCACCCCAGCGTCATAGGCTTGCTTGCATTAAACACCTTGTTGTATAGGTTGATCAATGCCTTGGCGTCCCCTACCTTCATCTGTCGCCCCTTCTGGTTGGCGGCTAACCGTTCCAACTCTTTCATGTCCTTGGCGTTGACTGCTGAACCCCACTTACCGATGGGGCAGCTTGCCGCCTTAAAGCGGGTCTTCATCCCCATATCGCACCCGCATAGTCTTACCTTACGTTGACGGCCTTCTACCTCCACCAGATCGCCTTGCAGCTCACCCCTCTTGATCTTGGTTGGTAGGTACGTTCCACAACTGCGGTGCGTTGGCTGGTAATGCTCGCACGCAAGGCAGGTATTGAATCTCTCGGTGCGTTCTTTGCCGTGAAGGAAGATCATAAGTGCTGCTTTAGCGTTTGACGTATTCGGCTGAGGGCGTGGTATATTGTGCTTGATGCAATGCCGCTTTCGTCGGCTAATTGCTTCATGTTCACACCGCTAAGATATAGATTAAATATGGATTTGTCAAACTGATCAAGGGCATTCACGGCCAAGTCCATCTGCTCACGGCTAATGATTCGACTGATGTTGACCTCATCTACGATGTCCTCTGGCAGCTCTACGAAGATGACAGTTGCCTTGCGGCTGTTGTTCTTGATCGACCGCTTGAAGTATGCGTCGGTGAAGTAGTCATTGATGTAAGTGAACCCTGCTTCGTATGCCTTTACGTAGCTTTCATGCACGAGGTCTTGGGGGTCGTTGCTAAAGGCCGATGCGTAGCGCACCAAGTCGTTGTAGTTCCTATGAATGTAATCACTTAGGCTCAACGTGCGTTTGTGTTCTTTGAGATCAAAGATAGCCCTTTATAGGCCAATCTAAACCCCGCAGGTGCGGTGGCCTGTTGTCCTCGTACTCGCACCCTGCATAATGGCGGTTAAGTTCATCGTGGTTGTCGTAACACGTGGCTATGATGTCATTGCGTACCGATATCTGCTTCTCCATTCTCTTGAGTTGCCTTAGGTACGCGTTCAGCACTTCGTTAACGGTTACCTGTGATACCTTCACTTGGAACGATATGTCCCTTGTCTTGGTCTGTAATGCCCAGAGGCTAATGATGTGTCGTCGTTGTTCTTGCGTGCAGATCCTTTGCGCTGGCGTCTGTGATGTTTTCATGGTTGCTTTGATAGGGAGTTAATGTAGCGCGTAGCGACGAGTTATGCCCCATTTAAAAGAGACACAACTTTTTTACAACTTTCTTCATCGCCCCAAAATCCTTCACACAATCTTCTGTCGCACCATTCTTTAGGGCTTGTTCTTGGCGTATCGTTTTCACCAATTTCATAGGTTCTACATTTGCCACGCTCGTAAAGTCTATAAACAAAACGGGGCATAACAGCACCTAAATCGCTATTGGCAGTATCGTTAAAATTTGAAGTTTCGTTTTTCATATAAAGTGTATTTTAAGTTGATAAATTCGTGTTCCAAATCGCCAACAGCGTTTAGCTGCGGCACGTTATGCGATACCTTAATCCGTGCAGAACCCAGCCTGACAACCTGAACCCGTACCGAAGAAAAAATCTTGCTGTAATCCAATCTTTTTGACATTATCATAAGAC